TGGCTGCTCCGATTGATGTGAGCAACCTGCAAACACTAGCGACGTTCTGTACCAATACTGGTTTGTTCTTCAATGGCATCATCGAACAATCGGTCAATACGATCGACTACATCGCCAAGACTGCGCCGTTCTTCCTGCTGTCCTTTGTCTCAAGTAACGGTCGCTATAGCCTGCAACCGATTCTGCCATTAAGTGCTGGCAATACGATCAAGACCACTGCCCTGACGGCTGCGGCCACCTTCACTGAGGCCAATATCATCCCCGGCACGTTCCAGAAACGATATTTCGACGCAGATGAACGGCGTGCCGTAAATATTTCGCTGGTCTGGCGCGAAGCTGATCCGTTGATCATCGGAATCCAGCGCACCACTACCGTTCGCTACTCCACCACCGATAGTAATGCGCCGACTGTGCAGTTTGACATGACGGACTTCTGTACCAGTGCTGCTCATGCTGCGGTCTATGGCAAGTACGAGCTGGCACGGCGCAAATTCTCGACCCATAGCATCAGCTTCTCCACGCCGCTGCTGACCACCAGCCTGATCCCAACGCAGATCATCGAGGTGCAGCGGCAACGGATCAACAGCCGCGGCGACAACAGGCAGGAGACTGATTGGTATCAAATCACAAATGTGAAGCACAGCAGCGATGGCATCAGCATGATCGAGGCGACTCACTTCCCAGTGGACGGCAGTGATATTGCCAAGATCAGTAATGAAGTAGTCAACGGAACGTTCGAGGTGATCTGATGGCAACCTTCCCTGCGCTGATACCAAGCACCAGGTCGCTGAGTTATGGCGACTATCCGCAGGGCACTTATGAGGCTGTGAGCGGCGCCAACGTGCGGTTCAAGTACGGCAGTGACCGTGTGGTTCAGCGCCTGCAGCTTGGGTATCAGTATCTAACAGAAGCACAGATCCAGTTGTTGTTGGATCACTATGAAACACAGCAAAGCACCCTGATACCTTTTGCGTTATCGGCCGAGGTCTGGGCTGGGTATGCAATAGTGCCAGTCTCTGCTGCCTACTACGAATGGCGCTATGCCAAACCGATCGGAGTTGAGATCGCCTCGCCTTTGCGCTACAACACCACCATCGAGCTGGAGTCGGTGCCAATCTAATGAGCACCTTCCCTGCGCTGGTTCCATCCACCCGCACCTTCGTAACTGGTGCAGTGCCGATGGCGATGCAGGTTGCGTTGTCTGGTGTGGTAACAGGCTTCAGGCGTGGCAACCGACGGATTGCGCAGACGCTCAGCCTTAGCTTCAGACTGTTGGAGGAGGCAGATGTCACGCTGATCCGCAACCATTACGATGACCGATCAGGCAGCTTCGACATCTTTTTTATGTCGAGTGAGGTTTGGAACGGTTACACCACACCACCCATTCCGCTGCTGAGTGATTTTGCTTGGCGATACACTGGCGCTCCAACAATCACAGACGTGGCAGGTCACCGCTGGGATGTTGAGGTCGAATTGGAGACAGTGGCGATCGATACTGGTGATCTGATCTTTGATGCTGGCCTAGCTAGTGCCAGCCCGGCTAGGACTTATATCCTTGATGCAGGCGCTGCGGCCGCTGCACCAGCACGGGACTACACCATCAGCCCACCAGGAGCATTATGAGCATCACGCTTACCGCCCTTCAGAAACAACGGCGCGACACGGCTGCAAACTGGACTACTGCCAATCCAACGCTTCTGGCTGGTGAGATTGGCATTGACTCAGACAGTAACAAGATCAAGATTGGTGATGGCAGCACCGCATGGGCATCACTGGCCTATACACCTTGGAGTCAGCCAACGGGTGGTGGTACAAATGCGGTATTTTATGAAAACGATCAAACCGTCACCACCAACTACGCTTTGACTGCCAATAAAAACGCCATGAGCGTTGGCCCAGTAGCTATCGCCGCTGGCGTCACTGTGACAATTCCTGCCAGCTCTACCTGGGTGATCCTCTAATGGCCTTCGGAAAAATCAAAGCTGATTCTATTGAATCCAGCACTCAGGTTGTCCAAGTTGACAACCTCCTAACGCCAGCGAATGCGTTTTACAACCGCCGTCCACCTTTGCATCGTGGCCCGCTGTTTTCTAAGACGAGTGCTACGACGATTAGCATTGTTGCTGGGTCGGTGCTTAACGGGAGGCTCTACAGCTCCGATACGGCAGTGACGATGGGCACCCATACCAATAATACTGACATGGCAATTTGGCAGCACCCAACCAGTGGAGCATTGGTCAGTGATGCCAGCTTCACGACAGCCCCTGCTAGTGCTACTGGCGGCACGATTGTTGCTGGCTATCACTACATACCCAGCGGTCGCCCCACGGCAGTGAATAGCGGCAGCCCAACTGCTAGTGCTGAGATTTTGGAATATAGCATCTGGGATTTAACCTGGCGACCTGAGTGTCCTGACCCTCGTGGGATGGCAAACATTGATGGTCGGTTCTGGTGCGATCTTTACCTATGCGGCTCCACCAGCTTCGCAGGCACGACTTTCAGTGCCGTTCAATCCAGTAAGATTGGCCTCACTATCGCTGATAACAGCAGCCCACCTTTAATCCCTAGCTTCTACGGCGGCAATGGCAGTACGGCTTATAGCCTGACCGGCGGCAACAATCCCGGTTCTTGGTATAACTTTTTCGAGGTAGCACATAGTTTCGGCAAGCGTTTTATGTTTAGCTGGGAGTTTCAAGCTGCTGCGTTTGGTGCTCCAGAAGCAGGTAGTCGCGGTACAGATTCCGGCACGGTGCAGTGGGAGCGGCAAAGCAAATGGGGGCTGGCACAGGCCACAGGGACGATGGCTATTTGGGGGATTGAGCGCGTTGGCATTTACACCAGCGGCTCTAACACCAACACAGGTGGCCGAGGCACGGAATTTGCCGACGCCCCCCGCGCCGTCATCCTGGGTGGTGCCTGGACCGGCGGGGTCGTTTCCGGGTCTCGGTTCGCCGCCTGGAGCGTTGTTCCTTCGGACGGCACCAGCGACATTGGTGCTCGTTTTGCGGCCGGGCACCTGATACTTGGTTACTAGGCCCGTTAGGGCCTAAGCCTTATGGCAGCCAGGCGAGCCTCTGCAGATCCCTCAAAAGAGGCTCATGGTCTTTACATGGTGGAGAAGTACGAGCGGGTGATCGACTACCTTTACCCGCTTGTGCAGACGATTCCGCGAAAGCACGGCACCTTCAGGGAACTGCTCATCCGCCATCTGTTTTTGGTGTCCGAACACCTCAATAATGCAATTAAAGCCAACCAACTCAGCCGTTGCTATGCGCTCGACGGCAGCCTGAGTCAGCTTAGGCTGTTGTTGCGCTTCATGGTGCATCACAAGCGCAAATTAATCACAGAGCATCAGCAGGAAATTGCTCAATCATTGATTGGCGAAGTAGGTGCGATGCTGGGCAGCTGGATCAAGCGACTGCAAGAACAAAAAAAGGATGCCAGACTAGAGCGGGCCTGATGGGAGCGCCGTCATCCTGAGTGGTAACTGGAACAACGGAGTCAATTCCGGGTCTCGGAACGCCAACTGGAACAATGTTCCATCGAACGGCAACAACAACATTGGTGCTCGTTTTGCGGCCGTGGCAACTGCCAAACACCATCACGCTCTGCTGTTTCTCCGGGGCAGCAGGCCGGTGCCAATCAGGTGCCAGCCATCAAGTCCAGCTTTGGCAAACTCAGGGCCGAGTGGTGGCAATGGCAGGGAGTAGCTCGTCGAAACCTGCCGCTACCTTCTAATGGGCAAAAAGTTTCGCAACCTCTACCAGCAGATTTACGACTGGGACAATCTTCTGTTTGCTTACAAGGAAGCCAGGCGCGGCAAGACCTATAGCAGTTCGTTCCTGCGCTTCAAGGAATACAATCTTTCTAACCTCAGGCAGCTACAGCGCCGCCTAATTGACGACAGTTGGCGGCCAGACGCGCAGTTGGAGTTTGACATTATCGACCCCAAGAAACGGACTATTGCCTGCCAGAGCTTCCGCGATCGAGTATTGCATCATGCTTTGATCCAAGTGGTGGGGCCGATCCTTGATGCAGCAATGATGCCGCAGGTGTTTGCTTGTCGGGTGGGCCTGGGCACCCATCGTTGCGTGACACGGATGCAGCAGCTGATGCGCCAAAACCCAGAAGCTTGGGTATTGCATGTGGACTTCAGCAAGTTCTTCCCGAGCATCCCGCAGGATCTGTTGCTGCAACACCTAGGCAAAAAACTCACCTGCCAGCGCACTATGGTCTTGATCGAACAGGTGCTGAGCGTGCAACCGCAGGGCCTGCCCATCGGTGCGCTCACCAGCCAATGCTTCTGCAACTACTGGGGCGGCAAGCTGGACCGCTTCATTGCCGCCACCGGCAACGGTCGCTTCGTGCGCTACATGGATGACGCGGTGATCATCGTTGGCAGCAAGGCCGAGGGCTTGGCGCTGAAGGAAACGATCTGCGCGTTCGTGATCTCAGAGATGGGCCAGCGCATTGGTAAGTGGAGCTTGACCCCCGTAGATCGAGGCATTACCTTTTGCGGTTTTCGCATACGTCGTAAGTTCAAGCTGATCAAGCGGCAGTCAATGATCCGCCAGCGTCGCAAATTGCAACTGCTGTTGAAGCACGATGACTATCAGGGTTGGAAACGATCTCAGATAGCATGGATGGGTCACATTCGCCATGGAGACGGGCATAATGGACTAAAGCATCTAGGACTGGCATCACCATGCTGATCAATACTGCCACAGACCTGCAAGCTGCTGAACCTAGTATCGAGCGCACTGCGTTCTTGCAGAACCTGTTAGACGATTACATTATTTTTGATGATGCGGAGTATCCCGAGGGCTATGACCGTCAGTTGCAGCCCGGTGACGAAGGTTATGTGGTCCCAGTGCTGCGGGAGGAATGGAACGCTGGGGCTGCGGCAGCTTGGGGATTTGACAGCCGTGAGGCGATTGAAGCGGTGCTCTGATGACAGTCAAGTCGAAAACCGCACTAGGGCGAATTGAGTTCAAGCCCAGCAAACCCAAGCGCACCCGTCAAGGACAGGGGCAACACAGCCTGCCTAGTCATGGACGCAAGAAGATGCGCGGTCAGGGCAAGGGCTGATGCCTTACGGTGTTGCCATAATGAGAGCGAAGCCAGAGCCCGAGACGTGGTTGAGATTCTTAGTGCCGTCACGGGGGCCAGCCTCTCTGCGGCGATTTATGCTTACGGCGGCAGCCGCATCAAACGGCGCGATGTTGAGGATTCTGTGCTGCGTCTGACCATGGCGGTGGAATCGGTCGCCGAAAAAATACAGCAACTTCATGACGATTTCCGCAATGATAAGGTTGAAGTTTTCGGTCGGTTAAATCAGATTGAGCAGCGGATCGCCAAACTGGAAGCAAAGCCTTAGCCTGAGGTGTCTGCTCACTTTTCGCATGACCACCGAACAGCTCGCCATCGCTGGCGTTGTCGTTGCCGCCGGTTCTGAGATCATCGGCATGTCGCCACTGAAATCCAATAGCTGGGTGCAACTGCTGCTGCAAGGTCTCAAGATCATGTTCCCCAGACGGCGGTGAAGGAACTGCGCCTGATCAAGTTCTTTGAGCACTTCGATAAGAAGGATCCGTACCATCGCGCTGCGATTGCACAGCTAGAAGAACGCCTGCCTGATAGCCTGTTCACTCGCAAGAACAGTTGGTTCAAGGTCTGGAGCCAGTCAGGCAAGCGCACAGGCTAAGGCTGGAACTTCCTGCCCCAACCTGACTTTGCACCCTCGGGCAGCCATCGGTATTGCAGCATGGCGCGGCTATATACAGCCTGATTGCCTAGCATCACCGACCCGCTGTAGCCGTCGTTAACGCTGCCGTAGGGGTCATTGACAATGAAATCACCTCTGGCTGTCATGCCGCGCACCACCAGCATGTGACCACCTGTTGGTGCAGACAGACTGCCGCGATGCAGGATGCCAATCACAACAGGACGCCCTGCCTTCAGTTCTGACTCCAGGTCGGCGAAACCCAGGTTGGTGTGCCAGGTTGACTTCAGCCCATACGAAGCCAACAACCTGCCCTGTGCGCCATGGTCGGTGGTGTCGCCATACCCGCCATTGATCAGCTTGCGGAGGTAGTCATCATCACCCTTGATCTTGCCTGGCATGAAGAACGCCAAGCACATGGCACAGCTGGAGCTGTTGCAGGTGCGCTGTGCCTGGGTGAAGTTATCGACTTGGTTGAAGTACGGCACCGCTAGGTTGATGCTGCCATCACCAGCGGGCTCGGGCTTGTCTTCCTCACCGTCTAATTCAGCCCAGTGACCATTGAACAGCCACCAGATACCAAGGCTGTAAGGCAACTCGACCTGCGTGTGCTTGCCCTGCGTAGCAAGGATCTTGGCACCCTTGAACGTCTTGCCCTTGTCGATTTCTGCCTTTTCGTAGGCTTCTAGATCACTGCCTGGCACTGGCTCCTTTTTCAGCAGCGTGTTATGAGTGGCAGTCAGATCCGTGGTCTTGGGTGCTGCTACCGCCGCTGCAGAGCAGAACAGATTGACCTCTTCCATCCGGCGACGTACCAAACCTGCCAGACCGTTATTGGTCCAGCGAGGCAGTTCTGCCTTGGCAACAGTGTTCGGATCCTCGCCAGCGTTTAGGCGTTTCCGTAGCGTTGACTCCTGCA